TACACAATTGCCCTTGCCTTCTCCGTTCCTGACCCGGTATCATAGACCACCTGATCTTGCTTGAACGGAACGCTTGTTGGGTGAGCGAAATATACTGTAGTTCTTTGATCATACGAATCTTTTCTAGCAGCCAAATTTGTATAAGAATCGACAGGTCTAGAAATCAAACCAAACTGACGAATTTCGTTTTGGTATCCTATAAACTGCCCAGTTTGGTCATCTCTCGGTAAAAGCGTTTCTGGTGAAATAATCACAAACTTGGCGTCAAGTTCATATGGAATATCAAAGCCATGACTGTATGAAGGAGCAAGCATCATATCTGCCTCTGCTCCAGACCCATCGTCAAATGATCCAGAAGTAGTAAGATAGTCACCATTAATCAATACCGATACATCACCATTCGCATAATTTAATCCAGAATGAACAACATTGATTCTTGTTACCTTACCTTCTGAATTAACATCTGCATAACCTCTAAATGATTTTCTTCCTTGAAGATCATCTGGAATTTCCACCGCAGGACCGATTACAAAATGATCTCCATTTGCAACACCAGACATTGCAGTAGAAAAGACAAGATTTGTTGTCGTGTGGTCAGATCCCTTCTTTGAATCCGTGATAGTTCTATACGTTCCCTTTGCTCTACCGGAAGTTACATAAAACGCAGTGTTAATATAATAATCATCATGAACAGCAAGACCGGCATCTGCAAGAATCTTTAACTCATTGGTCGTGTAGTTAGATGGAATTGTTGTAAAGATGGTGCCATTACTAATAGATACACCACTTGTTCCGTTTGAGAACCCGCTTCCGCGATATTTCGTTCCAACCCCGGTTGTGGCATTTGCACTGACTGTCAACGATTCAATTGCACCAAGCCTGCTGCTTCTTTGATTGTTTATATTATTATAAACTGGGATCACATTTGAGGTTGCAAATTTAGTAAACTCTACAGATGGAATGGAATACATATACTTCCACAGATAACCATCCGATTCTCTCTTTGGCGAAAAGTTTTTATGATTTGGTTTTGAGGTAGATGGCGCATCTCCATTATTATCCAAGCAAAGATAAACATCCCTATCAGCAACGCCAGCAAGAGCATAATAATTATCACCCAACGATGTATTTGCGTGATGATATTTACCATAGACTGATCCAGTCAACCAATCGTTTCGCTTGACTCCAAGTGCCACTTGATTTCGGGTGATCCGAACGGCACCAGCCATATTGTCCCAAATTTTATTAAAGTCGCGAGAATCATCGTTTGCAGACGGAGGGCTTGTTTCATCTGTCCAAGCAAGAGATCGCCCAACATAAGCATACAACGAATCTTCTATTACAGAAGAGACAAAGGCGTTTGCGCTATAGACTCTAAACTTTTTTCCGGTAAATGATGACAATCCAGTTTCTCCTAATACCTATGCAATACTATTTATAATACTTTTAGTAACTCGTATTGTCCATTGTGTTTGCTCCAAGAGCGGGTGGTGCAGTATATTTGTAAGGATGAGTAAAATTGCTACCCGAAACATACGCATACTCTACATCATGAACCTGACTACCAGCAGCCTTTCTATTAAAATTAAATCTTAGATATTTAATTTTCTTTCCAAACCAGTTCGCATTTGACGAAAGATCAGCCGATTTTGTCTGCCAAGAAGTTCCGCCCGGATCACTAAAAGTCGCTGCCTCATGTAGCGTTTCGCTGTCCGTATTCTTCCATGCCAGATTATAATAATGAGCGGCAGTACCAGTTCCAGCAGCAGAGCGAGCATACTTGATATGGAATGTATTGTAATATGTCCCATCAATATGACGCGGCAAAAATATTTCCATCGCAGCATTGGTATCGGCACCCTCTGCCGTGGCGACGATTGTGCTTACAGTATCATCAGTATACCATTTAAAGGATGTGGTCAATGGATTTTGTGTAGTTTGATTATCAACAAAAGCCCATCCATCATGAGTATTTGCAAAATTCCAATTATACACATTTGCCGAATTGGTTGCTCCGTCCTTGTGAATCAAATTATCCTCTAGACCATACTTATGAGCAAGGTATCCTTCAACCCTAGATATATTCGTATTGGATAATTTTTTATTGAATACCAAGAGTTCTGCAATGTCTCCATCCCAATCACCTGATCCGTATGGATACACACTAACCGAAGAATGAGAAGAATTATAATAATTATTAGATGGCTTCCATTTTCCAATTGATGTAACATATACATTTTGAGAGAATCCATCCATTCCAGTAAATCCAGAAACACCAAAGTTATTGATTTCTGAATTAGCAAACCGCCGCCCATCTATATGGAAATTAACAAGATCACCAGCAGTTCCATCAAAAGTAGAAGCGTTGACAGAAACCCCCACGATTCGGAAAGTTGACTCTGTATTTGATGAAGATAGGCTTCCTCCAAAATCTGTTATCGCAGCAGTATTCATTGACTGAATTCCGGCAGCAGTATTAACAACATTTATTTGTGATGCACCAGTCTCACCAATAACTTCATATCCGAGATTCAGTGTGCCCTTTGCAGATGCAGAATCACTAAGGTTATCTTCATTTCCTGCATACCCAGAATTTATAATGGTTTGTGTTAAAGTAGAATCATATGAAGCAGTATTAAGTGCAAGATTCGTCTTGACCACTGCCATGATAGTCCATGTATTAGTGACGGGTCTTGCATTGGAATTAGACGCAAGCGTTCCGCGACCGTCTTCAAAATCTCCACCAGAGAATGACCTAGCCTGAAATCCAGATGTTGGCGGCTTGAAGTTTGTTGCTGTTCCTGCTGCCAGTTGATCTGATCTCACAGTTCCGCCAATTGAACTAAATTCGTATACGTTACTTGTGTTTTTTACAGTATTTGCAGAAAACCGAATAGCAGGTTTTCCGTTGATTGCATTGGCAACAAACTGAGGATGATAAAATATTCCATCATGAGTATTTGCATAAACATGGTGCTTATTCGGGCTCTGGTCAAACCAAGAAACAACATTGCTTCCAGACATTCCTGTCTCAATATAAGGTGAAGGTGTAAGTTTATCACCATCTGTTCCGTGTATAGCCGGGTCATACTCTTCCAACATCCACCCATCAAAATGATATGTAGTATTTCCAGTTGCCTGATTAAAATCTTCTCTATTTGCAAGCTGGAACCTAAAACCGATTCTGGTATGTGGACTTGTTGAAAAATCAAAGACCATTGATTTTCTTTCCCAAGTATTCTCTGCCGAAAAGTTTTCAAATTTAGACTGCGGACTATAAACAGGGAAAGTATTTCCTACACCTTGCGACCCAGTTAAACCAATGCCAGTGTGGTCTGATCCAGCATTATTTGCAAAGGCACTGTATACAAGAAATGAATTATAAGTTCCACTATCTACAGTTGTGTTACTCACTTTGCTATAGACGCTCATCAACCATTTTTTATGGGGTTCAATAATAATTGGAAATTCTTCATCAGGGTTATTTTTCATTTCATTGTTAAAAAATGGACTGCTGTCACTGATTACAGGAAAGTCAAAATTTGGACCAGAAGAAATATGACGGTCAATAATTTTCAAAGACCTTCCACCAAAATAAGAATCATTAGTCCCTTTAGCAATTAAGTCATTAGCACCACTAGACTTGATATTATAATCTTCATCCAAATCCTCAAAGTCTGACCAACCAACTGGGAAACGATTTCTTTCCGTCCCATATGCCCCATTTGATGTTGCGGTATCATATCTTCTATATTCAATATTATTCGGACCAATCGCATCGGCTCTCCACCATGCAGCAAGCGAATCAAACTGATCTGGAGACAATGTGTCTCCCACATTTGTATTTGACGAAACAACAGATCCATTTGCCGTAGAATGGGTCATGGTAGTTCCGAACATCTTCATACCAGCAGGATGAACCATATTGCGAACTACTGTCTGGTATCCGTTCGCCCCACCCATCTGTTGCTTACTTCGGATTTCATATGCATAGTTTTGCCAATAATATCCATCCTGAAGATGTGCGCTTCCTGTAGAAAGAAGACTGGATTGGTCGCGATAATATCCTTCATACTTTCCACGACCCTCTTGACTCTGTAGTGTTCCCACTTCTTCTAACGAAACATAATCAATTTGAGTAATTCCCTGAGAGTATGCTGCATTATTTGCTTCGTTTACTTTAATTGTGGGTCTGATATATGTCGTATTCTTTGGCAAAAGAACTTCGCCCTCAGTTGCACGATTCAGAGAATTATAATATCGCGTGGAGTCCGCTGCCCCACTGTGTAAATCAACACGACCGCCATTTCCGTAATTTGCGAGCTTGTAAGAATCGCCTGATGGAATTCCCTTTATTAATTCGCGACCCTTAAAGTATGCAGTATATCGGAAAAACCGATCATCAATAGATTGCTGATGCGATGCAAGCCAGAGTGGGTCATTCCAAGTATTCGCATATCCAACTCCACTAATCTTTCTATAATCATGACGGACACAAGAAATTCCAGCAGAGAATCTATTTCCTTCTGCAACAGATGCCGCAGAGTTTCCACCAATGTCTCTTGCACGAACAGTTAACTTATAAATCGTGTCGTCATCCTTGATGCCGATATTTTTACCAAAGACAAGATGGCGAAGATCGGAGGTCGCAGTTTCACCGCTATTATTTCCGATCTGTAGAACAACTCCACCATAAGAACTCGCCACATTAGATACCAGTTTGATTTCGCCTTCACCGTCTCCGTGTGTATGCCAGATGCCCGTATTAGTGAATGCAATATTTGCACCAGCAAACTTAGCCGATCCATCGCCCCAAGGAACATATGTGCTGTTTGAGCTTTTGTTATACAAACCATCATGCATTGAAACAACACCATTAACGGTCGCATATTGAGCAAAATTATCAAACCATATTACTTGAGATGTGGTCGGAAGAACAATCGTATTAACAACAGAAAGCCCTACTGGATTCTCTACATATATCTCTTCGTTAATTGAAAATGTTCCCGAGTAGTCGCTGACATAAACATATGCATACTGCTGAAAGTCTTCAATATATCTTTCTGGATGAAAAATTTCAGTATTCGACGACTTAGCTTCAAAAGAAGATGTGGTTGATATTTTAGAAATGTTTCCAGTCAAGAATCCAGAAGAACTTGGTGGATTGACTACAACTTCCTCTACCGTACCATAAGACCCAGAAGTTTTTCCGATAATCTTTTGATTTTCAAGCTCATGTATATCGTCAACACATACAACCTTCAGTCTGGCTTTTTGAGTAAAATTTCCACCACTTGCAATCAACACATCTTGTCTTGGATAATAGATTTCAATCTCTTCGTTATATAAGAGACGAAATAGCATCTTAAAAGAATCTTCTGTTCCGACTGCACGATAGAAATTTATGATATTCTTATAGAGATTTCTCGGATTCGTATTGGGATGATAATTCTGAGTAAAATTATATGCATATTGGCTTCTAAAGAATTCTTCAAATTGAGTATAGTCTGTATTATCAATATCATGAATATCAGGTATTGCCTTTAGGGCATATTCTGCGCCATAATACTTATCACCATCAGACGCATCCAGCAAAGTATTATCAGCAAGAAACTCATAATACTTTTCAATAAAAGTGACAAACTTAGGGTGATCGCTCCTGATAAAATCAGGGATCTGTTGTGCCACCAATAGGCTGGTCTGATGTGTGTTTGCAGAATTATATAATGCCATAACGAATCATTAATACCCCTGTACTTTTTTCTCTGGAATTCTCCTTGTGTCGTCAACACAATTAACCGTGATGTCTCCACTCTCAATCGTCAAAATAGTGTTCTGTTGGGGAACAATATCATCCACCTCTGGATCGGCAGTTATATAAACATAATCTGAACCGTCCCCAATTGCCTGAACCATAAAGTCTTCAAGCAAAAGCTCCCCAGAAGCATAATCAACAATACCAACTTTTCGTAGCTTGTTGGTCATGTAGTCATTTGTCTGAATGTCCGGTGTCTGGGAACGGACAACATAAACCTCATTATTATGATCTTCAAGATAACATCCATCCAGCCCCTTAAACCTAAATGAAGTTGATCTTATGTTGGACGCATGTCCTTTATGTGGGTGGTGAAGCTGATTCCAAAAACGAACTGTATAAGTGCCTTTAATTCGCAAGACTGGTTTAATTCTAGCCTTCAGCCTAATGCCAACTGTGCTATTTGCGATAGAAACTTCGGAATCATCAATGGCTCTTGTCAATAAGGAGTGTCTAAAGTATTCTCCAAACTTACCAAGAGACGCGGAGCTATATGCAAGAACTGTATTCTTGACTAACGTCTTAATTGCATCCTCATCTCTTGTAGTTTTTCTTGGATCATATGCAACCGATATATCAGGAACAATCCAAACAAAATTAGGGTCAACAAACTTAGGAGTAATATTTACCATATTCCTCTTCTTGAGAACATCCTGTGCGATCTTTTGGCGCTCGGCATACGAAAGAACATATCCAGTCTTTGGTTTGATTGAGATATACACCGACCCATAATCAGGAATCTTATTTTCTTCTCCACCCCAAACACGAACAGAATCTACAGCAGTATAATCATTAACCAACCTTGCTCTATAGTCTTCTGCCGTCACAACTCTTTTTTGTAGTGTGTACTGCCTTGGTGCATTAATACGAACCGTTGACGTAGCTTCTCTTTCCGTTCCACCAGAGGTTCTTGTATAACCAGAAGAAAGGGCAATGGTAGGTTGCCCGGTAGCCCCAGTAATGTTATCGGCGAGAGTAAAAGTCTTTGCTCCATTTCCGTCTGCGCCCAACATGGAAATATTGTATTGCATTTGAACGATGTCGCCTGTCTCGGCTTTCTTTCCAATTACACCATCACCAAAATATACCTCATATAACCCAGAGGTTCCTTCTTGGATAAAGTAAACCTTATCTGTTGATTTAATTTCCGTAATATCATCGGCTTTGACGTATACTTCTCCCGCCAATGCCACGACAAGAGTGTCAAGGTCTATGTCATCGTTTGGAATTGAAAATACTTCATTATTGCGACCAATCACAGTTTGTGATGATGTTAGATAAACGCCCTCCACAATCTTTAAACCAGAAATTGAATAGGTGCCATCCGTTGCGCTCTTGTGGGCGACTTTGGTTTCTGTAGTCAAAAATGTATAGGTGTCGGTATTAACCTTAGATGTAAACTTTGTATTCTTTGGAACTGTAATGCTACTACCAGACCCAGTAAAAGTGACATCAATATTAACAGTTGACCCCTTCTTTGAACTGGGAGTATAACCCAGATGCTTGGCAAGTGATACAATAGAAGATCGCAGAGTTGCGCTATCCAAAAACATTTCACTCGCCAACATGTTTGCATAGAAACCATTGTAATGGGTATTGTAGGCAAGAACATCAAGAAGAATATTCATTGCAGATCCAGCAAAATCGTAATCTTGAAATTCTGATTGACCGGAAAGATATGTCTTTAGTGCTGTTTTAATTTGATCAAAATCAAGCTCTGTGATCTTTAATTTATTCGTGGTAGTGGTATATGTTGACATTTATCTATTTCTCTCTAAAAAGAAAACCGTTTGTCTCTCGACTTCTTCGTTGACCAAAAAAAATCTTAGATCAACAAGATAGCCGTTTTCATTTGTCCCTCTGGCACCATTAAGCGGGTCTGCTTCAGTTCTAGGCTCAACCTCAAGTCTACTAATTTGTACTCTTGGCTCGTAGTTATTTATAGTTTGTCTAATGGCTTCCTTCAACCTTAAAACAGTTGCATATGTCATGGGCTCAAATAGTTGTTTGGTCACATCAGAACCCATCTCTGGATGAAATGCTCTTTCGTAATGATTGGTCAGCATCAAATATCGAATAGCACGAACCACAGCATCGGCATCTCTCTTTATACTAAGATCGCCTGTATTTGGATGTGCAGTAAAATCTAAATCTAAATCTGACCATTTTCGTGAGACTGGCAAAATACAGTCCTCCTTCTATATATTTAGGCAACTAACTTGGGTCATCAACACGGATTCTCGCATTACCTTTACCGTCAACAGTGTCTTTAATAATCTCATCTACATTTGAAGCTGTTGCACTAGAATCTTTAAATAATATTTCACCCCCAGCCTGAATACTCATGCTTCCACCTGCAATAAGATCGGCATTTCCTTCTGCTGCAATCAAAGCATCTCTTGTAACTCGCGCAGACATATCATTCTTAACCACGGCATACATATCATTATCGACATTAACTGTCGCATTCTCTGCAACATCAACCTGAGCATTCATATCTGTTTTGATTTTAATATCGCTTTCGCAATAGAAGTCTGCCTGACCAACAACATGAACCGCACAGACACCTTCAACCTTTACGCCTTTGTCCCCGATGGTAACAGAGAAATCATCTTTGACGACTTTCGTTACCTTTGAGCCGTCTGGGTGAATCTCATAAAATGTTCCAGTTCTATGTGTCTCTTTAAGTCTCTCTGAACCGGGCGTATCATCCACTTCACGAAAATGACCGCTGTCAGACTCTTCTACCGTATTGAACGGATACTTTGCGTTGAATGGGTTTTCTGGTTCTGGAATTTCTGTTCCATCGGTTTTCAATAAATTAGTCACACCTTCTCTATGCGCTTGTGTTATTGTATCCTGAACCAGACCTCTAGCCAATCGCGGAGTATTAATCTCATTAACAACCAAAGGTCCGTAGTCTGATATATTTTCATGAGAAAACTTACCTTCCTCAACGGTCACAAGAGTTTTCTGGGGCTGGTTTTCAATAGGTCCGCCAGCACCTTCACGATCATCGACAAATCCAATTTCACCAACCCGTGGAATGGGATCAGCTAGATTAATAGCATCTACCGGATCTTCATCCTCATCAAATCCTGTTGCAGTTCCATATCCAGTATTAATAGTCCCCATCATTACCAAGTCTTGACCCACAGAACCATCTCGGAAAAACCCCATCACTCTTGTTCCGGGCTTGAGCGCAAGAACCTTCCCGTGCGGATTATTAAGCGGCATGACTGGATATGCCA